ACAGACACAACCACAAGCCAACCGTCTACACCGTCCACCTTGATAGGGCCATGAGCCGCGCTAAATACATGGCCAGCCATCCAAACAAGCAGACGGTTGAGACATGGGCGGGTCACATGCTGGCACACTTTGACGAATGCGCTCGCCTTGAACGCAAACGATGAGGCCCTGCGGATATGGACGACCCTACCCGTCAAAAGCTGGAAGGCAGAACTCGCTACTCTTCCGGATGTCAAGGTTATTTACGGGGTGGCATGGCCTTTCCGGATGTCAGTCAGAGAGCGGCTGCTCACAGCCTACAAGCTCTTGAGCATGGGCTGCGCTGCGGAATACCTTGGGATGAGATCAAGCAACATTTTTTCGGAAATAACTAATCAGCCGACGAGTGGTAGTTGACCAATGCACCCCGTTGCGCAATAATAACCACATCGAAGCAGCAAACAACAAACACCAGGGGAAAGAAAATGAAGACTGTGACCCGTTACGAAATTCGCGAATACAAGACCAGCACCAGCACCAGCACCAGCTACAGCACCAGCTTGTCCTCCAAGCTGCGCGAACGGAAGGCGGCCACCAAGCTGATAAAGCGCCTTAAGAAGATGGGCCACGATGCCTTCGCATCCCCAATGAAGGTGGCGGCATGAGCATCACCGAAAGCCAAATAGAGGCCGTTTCCGACGGCCTTAAGCGGGCAGGCTTCAATCTGCCGGACGATATGGATAACGACGAGATCGCGAAGATAGTTGGGGCGATTCTGGAAGCTCTGAACATAGAGTGGGTCAACTAATAGCCACATCAGCGCCGGACGATGTTGGTTGTTGATTTTGGCGAGATGCGGATCGCAATAGATTTTGACCCGACCGCGCTTTAACAGGATGTGGCATGTTCCAAAATGGAACCAGCCACTCCAGGAATTTCCGAGGCTTACACCTAACACAGAAGTAAGCGGCGGCGTAAGCCGTCCGCTTGACTGACGGGTTAGGCGTCTTGTTGAACGGAGAGGAAACGATGGAATACGCAGCAAAGCTACCGACCGAGGTTGGCCTATACCGGCACCGCTGGGACTTTCGCGGCCAAATGCGCGAACAAGTGCTGTTTGTTGGCTACACCAACGCGCGAGCGCCGAGACTGCAAGGCAGCGAGCCGAACGCCTACATGCCGCGCAAGCTGAAGTGCTGCAAGCCTGACGAACACTTGCACGCAGACCGCCTGACCCCGAAAGAATGGGGCGGATGGTGGGCGTGCCTTGAGACGCCTAACCCCAACTAGCCACCAATTTTGGCGCCTAATACAACATGAGAAATGATATGACCGTCCCAGAATGGCAAAAGCCAGAGAACGTAAAAGACGCAAAGCCCTGCAACATCAACCTGCTGCCAGAGGACAAAGAGCGGCTGAGAGTCGCCGGACACGGCAGCATTGCCCAAGGCGTGCGAGTAGTCTTGGCGGCATACAAGGAGACTGGCAAGTGAGCAGCCCTATTTTTTGGACACCGGATAAGGATAGGTTTATTTATGAGCACTACCCTGACGGCGGAGCCAGTGCCGTCGTGCCTTATCTCGACGGAGTATCCCCTGGCCGAATCAAAAACCGGGCAGGTGTGCTCGGCGTCAAGATGACCGAGAAAGCCAAGCGTGCCGCGCATAGTGCATCAGTACGCAGGGTAGAGCCGCCATCTGATACAATGAGCAGACTACTGGCAGCTAGGTGGTGAGGTGGGACAGCACGCGAGACTGACAGCCGGGAAAGACCGGCCACTACACGCATGGGTTATTCGAATCCTGTAGGCCACAGGAGCAAACGGCAAAGAAACAGCAGTTCATCCGGCCGGATCGATTGCTTGATGCGCCGGGATAACCCAGCCGTGTGGTGAATGCGTAGGCGATACGCAACGTAGCATGGTGGCGATAGACGCGCTACAGGGCATAGGCTACTTGAACGACAAACAAGTGAAGAGGATTACGCTAGAATATGGAACGGCAGTACCAGATGGAGGGCTAACCATCACCCTAGCCATCCTCACAATTCAGCGGTAAGATGGGGGTATGAACCAATTTATCCGCCCTGCCTTCGGGCAGGTCTTTTTGCCAACAACCGCGAGGATTGGCTATGAGTGACATGATGTTATTAACAACCCTCACTGTCGGTGTCGTTGCTGGCATCGCTTTGCTTACTTTCATTGCTTGGCCGATTGGCCTGATTGCTGCTGCTATCGTGGTGATGCGATGAGTAACACAAGAGGCCGACCAACAAAGTACAGGCCAGAGTTCTGCGAGCTAGTTATTGAGCAGGGGAAGTTGGGGAAATCGGTTGTCCAGATGGCGGCAGCGTGTGGGGTTTGGAAGTCTGTTATTCTTGATTGGGCAAGAGAGCATGAGGATTTTTCCGCCGCCATAAACAGGGCCAAGGCTGAAAGTCAAAATTGGTGGGAGACAGTGGCTCAAACCCACATGATTGAAGAGAAGGATGCCGCCCGCTTGAATGCAGGCATCTGGTCTCGTTCAATGGCGGCACGATTCCCTGATGACTACACAGAGAAAAACAAGACCGAGCTGACTGGAGCCGATGGCGGGCCGATCAAGGGCTTGCAGGTGACGTTCGTTGATTCAGCTTCCGAGTAAACTTAAGCCGCTGTTCCAGCCCATGCGCTATAAGGTGCTTTGGGGCGGTCGCGGATCAGGCAAGTCATGGGGCGTGGCAATAGCACTGCTGGTTATCGCCAGTCAAAAGCCAACCCGCGTCCTTTGCGCCAGAGAGCTGCAAAACAGCCTAGACGAGTCAGTGCACAAACTGCTGAGTGATCAGATCGTGGCAATGGGGCTTAGCTCGTTCTATACGGTGTTGCGCGACTGCATTCGAGGCATTAACGGCTCCGAGTTTATCTTTGAGGGTTTGCGACATAACACTCCAAAGATTAAGTCCATGGAAGGCGTTGATATTTGTTGGGTCGAAGAAGCTGAGAAAGTCACCGAGGCGAGCTGGTCTACGCTTGTGCCTACCATCCGTAAAGAAGGCTCTGAGATATGGGCCACGTTCAATCCTAACCATCCAGACGATGCAACATGGCAGCGGTTTGTAGCGCATCCACAGCCTGATTCATGGGTTGTGAACGTCAATTGGTCGGATAACCCATGGTTCCCCGATGTGCTGCGTAGAGAAATGGAGCATCTTAAAGCGACCGACTTCGAGGAAGCCGAGTTCATTTGGGAGGGTAAGTTCCGCCAGTTTACCGATGGCTCGATATACAAGAAGGAGATAATTGAAGCGCGGCGCGATGGTCGTACCAATCTATCTGTTTACGATGTGGCGCTACCTGTCATTACCGCATGGGATTTAGGTGTTGGCGATGCTACCGTCATTTGGTTTGCCCAGATCCATCGGAATGAAGTACGGCTGATTGATTACTATGAGCAGAGCGGGGAAGGCTTGCCGCACTATGCCAAGGTGTTAGCCGACAAGGGCTATCTGTACGGCGACCATTGGGCACCGCATGACATAGCTGTCAGGGAGCTTGGTAGCGGCCTCTCTCGCCTTGAAGTGGCACGCTCACTAGGAATTAACTTTAGAATCGCCCCCAGGCAGTCGCTTGAGGATGGTATTCATGCCGTCAGGCTGACACTTCCAAGAATGTGGTTTGATAAGAAAGTCGAGAAGGCAGTCACTTCCTTGAGTATGTACCGGCGCGAACTGAATGATTCAACCGGCGAGTATCGGTCTACGCCAGTGCACGATGGTCATTCGCACTGTGCCGATGGTCTGCGCTATCTATGCCTATCCATACGCGAACAAGGCACTGTATCTGGCCCATTACGCCGTGGTCTGAAAATGGTATGATTGGCCAATAATCCAGCAGGAGCGCCAGACATGGGGCTGTTAGATGATGCTAAGTCCAGCGTAAGTAAGTGGTTCGAGGAGCAGGTCGCCAAGAATAAAGCATTCAAGGCAGCGGGCGGCATGGTCAAAAGCAACCCGGCTATGGCTCGCTCAATGGGCTTATTACCCACCACCGGCTTACTTGAGCAGGAAGGCGATGCAGCGGCACGCGCAGATGCTGCTTATGGCGCACTGCGTAAAGAATACGGCCCGCTCGGATTGCGGCCCGGTGATTTCGTCCCGTTCGCATCTGGCGGGTTAGCCTTTGATGATGCGCGACTAGCAGCAGCCAAAGGCAACTATGGACAAGCAGCCGGATCGTTGGCTGGCGTTATCCCTGTTGCTGGCGCTGTTGGGAAGGTGGTTAGAAAGATTACGGGCGGGAAGTCGAGTGGCGTTATTGATTCGGTAAAGCGGGAGATATTCGCCGGCCCTAATGCCAAAACAGCAAACAAGGCCGCCATGAAACGGGCAGAAGCAAGGCTAGCCGCCGGTGACGATCCTGCAACAGTTTGGGCACAAGAAGGATGGGGTCGTGGGCCTGACGGTAAGATGCGGTTTGAGCTTGATGATAGTCAGGCTTTTCCCGACCTGTTCGGCGCAAGCGATGATTATGGGAAGCCATTGCGTGAGGGTACTCTGTTCCCGCTAAATCAATCTTACGAGCATCAAGCCCTTTACAAGGCATACCCTGAGATTGGCGACAATGTGAATATTGGCTTTATGCCACAAGAGAGAATGGGGCAGGCTTATGGCGCATATTCTGGTAAACACAAAAGAATTACTTTGCCTGATGGTGAAAAAAGGCATTTCTTTGAGAAGTCAAATTTAGCGCATGAAGTACAGCACGCAGTTCAGGATGCAGAAGACTTCTCACGAGGCGGAAGCCCTGAAGGAATGCGTGACGAGGCACTAGCGATGTTAAGACGAGACGTTGCATCGGGAGATATAGGCTCAACAGAGCAGGCAATGAATATGCTGCCAATGGCGCAGCGCAACGC